TTACTTGCTGATAACGGGTGAATACTTCCCGCTTAGTGTTGTGGCCGTCGCGCCTGTCGCCGTAATGGCTGACGCATTGACCGGGGCTCCCGTGTTACTGTGCGTGTGGGCTGCGGTCTGCGTTGCCAGCTCTTTTAGCACATCCAGCGTATCTAACATCAGCTGTGCCACGTTGATAGCGCCGGAACCAATCCACACAGAGGGGGCAATAATTTCCTGTTTCACGGCAGCCACGCTTTTGCGAATCTTCCCGATTTGCTCTATCAGGTCAGCACCTGCGATTACTTTTTTGCTTCCTGTAATCTCGGTTTCATCGTTCCCGCCAATGCTGGCCAGACGGCTACCCTGTACGGCCTGACTGTAATCACCGGTACACACCCGCTGTATTGCTCCGGCCATTAGCGTGGCCGTTCCCAGCACTGTTATTTTATCAGTGGCTTTAACCGTGGTTTCGCGGCTTACCAGCTCGCGGGTTTCCTTATCCGCTTTGACGCTTCGCGCCATTGACGTTTCATCGATCGTCTGGTCAGTCTTGCGTACCCAGTCACCCGCCACCGTGACACGCTGTGACACTTCCTCCCGCTGCTGTTGCAGCTGCTCACCTGGCTGCACATCCGGCAAACTTGTACCCTCTGGCACGGTCTGGCGAATAAACGGCTTATCCGGTCTGCCATCCGTAAAGCCAATCTCCACCTGCGTGCCCACGTGCGGAAACTGGAACATCCCGGAGTCATTGCCAGCCATCGGCACTGGCAGCGGAACAGCGGAGTAAATCGGAGTATTGGTGTCTGGCTTTCCGTCAGCGTCCAGCAGCTGCACATCAACGGAATAACGAGGGCGGAACGGATCAGCAAAATTACCACTTTTCACCGCTTCGCTGTGCGCCATCACCCGGCCAAATTTTGGCAGATGCAACCCTGACGCCAGCTCCGGGTAATGGCTTTCAATCTGGCGCTGTGCGGGTGTTTTTTGCAGTGCTGCACCCGTTTTGCGGTTGCGTGGCGTCCACGTTACCGCCATCGTGTCATTCTGAAGATGTACCTTTGTGACGCGCTCGCCGTTCATTTCCACACCGGGGCGCAGACTCTGAACCAGCGGCAGCGTTATGGAATTTCCTCCCGCTGCGCCCTGGCTAAATTCCGCAGGGATATCTACCGGACGATCGGCAAATAGCGCTTTTTCAGCACCGCCAGCATACAACGTACCATCCGGCAGCTGATACCAGACGTAATCTGTTATCCCAAAGGCTTTACCGAGATTATCCAGCAACTGGTATCCCGTTCCGCTGTGCGTAAAGTGTGGGATCGGTTTATCGGTGTATTCAGCATCCGGCACGGTTACCGTAATACCGCTGTTTTCTTCCAGCCAGCTGGCCACGCTGCGCAACGTCGGGTGCTGAAAAGAACATGGCCACATGCGTTCAAACACGCCGACCAGCTCACGCACAAACAGACGCTGAAACCCATTTTCAGCGGGCTGCGAGCGTTCAACATATCCGGTAAACCAGCGCAGGATCAGATCGGTATACCCCACATCCAGCCGCACCAGCTTCCCGGTATAGTCCGTTGTTGTCTCCGCCGTAATGAACCCACGGCCACAGCTGTTTAACTCCAGCACCATGCTGGCATCAGCGATGTGAATCTCATCCGTTGAAAGGTAAAGACGTTTAATCGGCTTCATTCTTACCCCAGCGCCTCGTTAACTGGCTTAAGCACTTTCTTCTCAAACCAGGTGAGCATTTCCTCAGTCTCGCCAGCAGTCTGCTGCCCGGCAGAACCGGATGAGCCGCCTTGCTTTGTCGCCGCCTTTTTCCCGGCCGCCCTGGATTCTTTTTTCTCCTGAACAGAAATATGCTCAGTCAGCGTAAAAGTTACCAGCCATGACATACGGCCATCCTGCTGCGGGGCGTCCAGCGTTCCGGTAAATGTCGCCTCACGGAAATTTACCGCCCTGGCCACATCGTGCGCCACCCGGTATTTTTGTCGCTTACCCGCTGAATCTGTCGCCGTGGCCAGCTCAAAAATACGCTTCAGTAGTTCAGGGGTTTTAAACGGCACTTCACCGGATACGCGCAGCTCTTTGCCCTTCATGCCCTGCTCTGATTTTGTTGTCGCACTTGTCTGGCCGGACTGGTCTTTATCCTGAAATTGCTGTGTCAGCGTGACACGCATATTTTTAAGTAAAATGGCCTCACCATTAAGCGCCAGTGTCGGTATCGAGTTCATGAATCATTCCCTTAATTCCCTGTAAATTATCGCCAACCAGCATTACCCCTGCGGTATACACCGCAGACTGCAACGGGATATTTTTAACCAGTTCCAGCAGCGTGGCCGTCAAATCGCCGTCAGAAGTAAACACCCAGGCTTTTGCACTTTTTCCCTGTAAATTCCCCAGCGAATCTTCAACCTCTTTCAGCAGCAAATCCCGCAGCCCGGAAAATTCAGCCAGGTGCTTTTTTAGCCCCATCATATCCACAGCAGCCGCAGCGGCTTTTTTAGCATCGCTGATCTCCGCAGCGGCCAGCGCCGAACGGCTGGTAACCACCGATAACGGGATAGCGGCTGGCAAAGCATCCCCAAAACCGGACGGGATCTGCATTTTCTCCGCAGCCAGCTGCGCCGCAGACTGCGCCAGGCGCTTTACCTGCGTAAACGCCGGGGCAGGAAAAACATCAACCAGCTGACTGAGGTTTGACATAAACGCTTCCTGCGTCTGCGCCGTCACCATCATAATCATCACATCAGCCGAACCGCCCACGCTCGCCAGCTTATCAGCCATGTATTTAACGGCGTTTACCGGGCTTAAATAATCCCCGTTTTCCGTTTGTTGCCCCAGTCCGTAAACCCACGGATGAACAGGAACAACTGAGCAATCCAGCGCGGCGATGGAGTCAGTAAAAGCCAGCTTTGCTTCACGCCACATCTTCCGGTTCCTCCGGCCAGTCAATATCCGGGGCGTTCTCCGTTTTGATGCGTCTGACTAACACCCGGTACTTTTTCCACGCGACCAGCGCAACTTCTTCCGCTTCAGTAGCGATACCCAAATCCACAGCATCTTCAAGCGTGGAAATAACCTGCGTGGCCGCAGATAAAATGCGGGTTTTAGTTGCTTCAGCTTTTGCGATCAGCTCATCTTGTGATAACTCAGGCTGTTTCATGTCTGCCCATTCAGGCAAACCATTTTCACCCGCAACCATGATTTTTCCGTATGGTGCTGTCATACGTCCAAATTCCGTATAAATATCATCAGATATTTCCAGTGCATCATCTGGCCATGTTCCGGCATCTTCAAAACCATTACGCAGAACATCAGGGAAGAATGCATTTCTCAAAGCACTGTAGAAATAAATCTCTATTTCTTCATTTTCCATATTAATATCCTTTCGCTTCCCAGTAGACACCCTGTGCGCTGACAGAGCTACTTGAACCATCGCAAACACCATACCCAAATTGAGACGTTGAGTTTATTTTTCCATGAGTTGTTAATGTATGCGCACCCGTAATCGCACCGGGGTAAATCGGAAACACTTGTAAAGATGTAAACGCAGCAGGAAATGCAATCGGTGTATTAACAGTATAATACTGGTCATCACCGCCACCAGAAGCTGTTCCCCACTGAGTAATAACACCCGTGCTTGTATCTTTATGCCATCCATTTGCCGCTTTGCTTGCCGTATTTTTTAGCTGGTAGCGTGCATCAGACTCTGCTTTCACATAAGCGCTGGTTTTAGGCATATATCCCGCATCAGACTGTGCCTTTGTATAATATCTGCCATCTGATTCTGCTTTGGTATATGCCTGCCCTGCTGGGGTGTAATCCCCCTTTGGCTGAAAGGTTGTCGTTGACCAGGATTTAGTTGCGAGCTCCACGACAGCATTAGATGAGGTGTGACGCATATAAGGCAATGTGACATCACCACTTCTAAAGCCAGCGACGTTACATACATCTTGTGCAATATAATCCCCTTTGACCTGATACCTTGCATCAAAGTTAGCGTAATTTGTTGGTACAAACTCCCCGGTAAAAGAAAATGTACCCGTTTTCCAGTGACCCACTTTGACGTTATTCGCCCACAGGTCAACCTGACCATCAACAGAACTACGTAGCCCGGAATCACTATCGCCTATATTCAAAATGCCGTTGCCGATACTACCAAGCCGAACAGCACCATTTACCGTTAAAGGCCCACCCAGTGTTCCGCCACCAATCGGTAATGCCCCCACATCGGAAGCAGATGGTTTGTTTTTTTCGCCATATAACAATCCCCCACTCCAGTATTTTTCCGGATTAACCATATCACCATTTGCATTATTATAAATATGAACAGCCGTCTTACCATCACCTCCAAACTCTAATAACAACCCATATTTATTATCGCTCCCATGTTGCTGCCACTTAAAACTATGCCACCCATATGTAAGGGTGTTCGTTAAGGCTCCCCCTCCACCATAAAAACCAGATTTTGCAGACGCAAAGTATTTATAAATATCAGTCCCGTCAGCTATGGATAATTCAGCACCACCTAACCCCATCCAGCCCACCGTGGGGATACGGCCTGGCGTTGTATCGACTGGTGATGTAACTATGTCGGTCACTGCACCCTTTTTTAATTCAAGGCTATTCCGGGCTTTAGATGGATCAGTTAAATCAGACAGGTTCGCATCTTTACGTAAAAATACCTTATTACCCTGCTGATCGCCCAGGGTTCCTTTTGGGCGCAGGTCGGTAATATTCCCGGCAGTGTCAATGCTGGCAATTGCAAACACATAATGCTGAACACCGCTCTGCACGTAGTCAGCAAGATTAGCAACCACAGTAATTTTACTTTGCACCGTCCAGACGCTGGTCAACGAACCAGACCAGCACACATCCAACCAGACTTTAACGGGCTTCGCAGCGATAACGATATTCTGATTAGCAGCCAGCACAGAGCGCAGCCCCGCCACATAGCCAGCCCCTTTCGTGATGTAATACTGCGTACCGCTTTTTGCAACCAGGTAGCCATCATCAAAGAATGCACCCGCCCCGTAGATATCAAGATTCTCCAGGCGCTGGCGCTCATCCATCCCGGCCATACGGGCGGTAAAATCAATCTGCCATGTTTCTGCGGGGGTATTGATCTGAGTTTCAGCCTGTGCCCCGTTGTACTCCATCAGGAACGAGCGGGTTAAAACGTTGCCCTGCTGACCTTCCTTTGTTTTCAGCTTCTGCTGTTCCGGCGCGTGAACAATCATGGCCAGCGTGCCGCTGGCTTTGTTAATCAGGCCAACCCAGTTAAACGTAAAATCACCAACATCTGCACCCAGTACCACCGAATGCACAACCGCATTATCATTCACCACGCCCTTACGGCTTACCGCCTGGCGGTGCACAATTTGCGCCGCTGGCGGCATGGCTTCTTCACGGTCAATCGGCGCTTCAATATCAAGCCCTGGTACATTCGCAAAAACAAACTCATCCAGCGTAACGGCCTCATCGGTTGCGGCCTGTTTCGCTTTCCACTGCTCAAACGCCAGCGTAATAACTGCCTGTGACATACTTTCTTCCTTAAATCTTAGCGCTGAACGTTGCGCTGCTGGTTTCCATTCCTGCCAGGGTTGCCGGATAACAGACGTATTCCCCCTGATCCCATCCGGCACAAATCATCATGCTTTCTGACGTAATCACTTCAAATCGGTAGCGTCGGCACGTGCGGCCATATTGCTGAATAATCTGCATCAGCAGCTGGGTGTTATCGGAAATCTGGCTATCCGTTACCCGGACGGTAATAACATCCCAGTCGATACCCTCCTGACGCTCCTGCAATTCGACATAGCCAATCCCCAGCCGGGCGAAAATATTAATAAACCCTTCAATTGAGCCCGCATCAGAAGCATTCACAAACGCATAGGCCACGCGCTTTCTGAACAGCTTCAGCGGTTCCCCGTTGAAGCGGGTGATATCGCGGTCATACGCAATCAGACCCAAAATCGGCACGGTACAGGTCAGCGGATCAAACTGATTCAGCGGCCAGGTGATCCACCCGTAAACCTCCGCCCAAAATCGCCGTAACGTTTTTAACAGCTTCAGCGGTTCACCGCTTCCCATCCAGGACGGCAGCACCATGCTGGCCAGCTTCTGCAAAAAATCATTCATCAGTCAGCTCCACCGTCAGAGACGCCAGGCGCGGCACGCTCAGTTCGCTGGTAATATCTTTCAGCGAAAACTCCACTGAATCCGTCACAGAAAACCGTTTATGCATCTCGCGCCCCAGCTGCGAGAAGGAAAAACGGGAATATGGCCAGGTCTTAATCACGTCATAATCCGCATTCTCACGAAACGCGCAGCGGATCAGGTTTTCCACCCCTTCTTTCAGGTTTCGCGCTTCTTCTTCGGTCATGTTGCTTAACGTGCTGACATACACTGTCGCGGCCAGGGTGTGCCGCGTCTCCGGCATGGCAAAGCACTGCATATCATCGCCGTGGCCGTGGTGGCCTTGCGTGTTCACGTAATCATTCACCGCCTCAATAAAGGGCGCTGACGCCACACCGCTATCCAGCAGCAGATAGGCATTTGCCGTACCGGGGCCGCGTGGCGCGTCATGCTCAAAATAAATTCGGTCAATACTCAGTCCGGCCACTCCGGCAATCATCGAACGGTAAACGGCATCGGTATGGTAATTTCCCACCAGGTTGAACTGGTTCCGGCAGCGCTCACGCAATTCATCATCGCTTTCTTCATCAGCGCCCGGCGTGGTCAGCCAGTCCTCTTCACTGGCCACATGGCTGATCCCATCAATGGCCACGGGTAAAATCCGGTAATAACCGGGAGCCAGGTTATAAGCAGCCCCCTTTCCTGTTGCCATTACCGGCACTAACACACTGGCTGAACCTGACGGGATAGTGACGCTGGCCACCGTGGCCACTTCGTACACCTTGCCGTTAATGCGCTCCGTCTGGATCAACTCACCCTCTTTAACCGTCACAGCCGCTTTCACATCCTCTTTGTAAAACCGGATCACCCCTTCGGCAGCGCTGGCGGGTTTTGCGGTGATATTCACCGCCCAGGCCAGCAGACGCAGCATCTGACCGCCAGCCGTGGCCACAAACATATTGGCCATCACGGTGTTAACCAGCACATCTTTCAGCCAGAGCACTGGCGCGGTAACAATGGCCGTTATAAGTCGCCAGAAGGGAGACATTCGCGACGTGTTGGTAATAATCCCCTCATCATCAGCGATAGCATTAAACCGGGCGCGCACATCTTCTGCGGTTGTCGGCATCCCGCTGGATTTCACAACCTCTTCAAAATCAACTTCCGGTTTATTCGTCATGCATCCACCTGCACAGTAAACCCGCCAAAGTCATACGTTGACGCGGTAACCCATAGTCGCTTCTGGCTTTCTTCACTAATTTCCACCGTGCCCGGCACAATGCGTTCATCATCTTCAATCAGCAATTCAATACGGGTAAAAAGGTCAGCACGCAGCACCGGGCTGCGCTCTGCAATTAATTCAGTCGCAAGGCCACTTTCAATAATTGAGTGAATAACATCCTGCCCAATACTCTGGCGGTTATTGCACAATGTTGGCTCATTCCCGGTATTTAAAACAAAATCGCCATTCTGTATTAATAAATCAATGTAGAGAGGTTCACTCATACGCCAAGCTCCTGCCATTCCATTAGCTGATTTGGTGTCATAGTTTCTTTCGGGTAGATATTTACCGTACCCACTTTACGGCTGTTATCCGTCACCGTTTTTGCATTACTGTTAAATGTTTTAGTAATACCGCCTTTTTCCACACCTTTTAATTCACCGCCCGTCGAAAGCGTATTGACCGTTAAATTACTGGTTGAATCACCTGCCGCATTATTCTGGATAACTGGCTTTAACACGCTTTCCGGCACTGCTGGCTTTGCCAGCCCTGGCGGTAAAATGCTTTCTGGTGCGCCTGGCTTTGTCTTATCGGGTACGCCTGACGCAGCCAAATCAATATTAACGCCGGGTATTTTATTTAGCTTGCCGACAATCCAGCCCCATGATTTTGAAAAACTGGCTTTAACGGATTCCCATATATTATCAAACACGGAGACAATACCCGTGGCCATCCCGGCTAACGCTTCAGATGGTGAGAACCCCGAAAGAAGATTGATAAACCAGTTCCACCCGCTGGCAATGGATTCCCATGCATCAGAGAACACCCCGGAAAGCCATTCCACTACCTGGGCACAAGCCTTGAATGCCGCGCTATCCATCACAGCGGCCTTAACCTGATCCCAGTGCTTAATCAGCAGATAGCAACCGACTGCAAGCAAGGCAATCGCGCCGATGACCAGCAGGATAGGCCAGCTCATAAAGTTAATGGCCACACCAGAAAGAATCGCCGCCATTCGCACCGCCAGCAGCACGCCACGCAGCGCCTTAAGCGCTCCCTGCCAAATCATGACGGCTTTTTGTGCCAGCCACAGCGTAGCGGTGTAAATTTTCGTTACGGACGTCAGTAACCGCCAGACGCCACGTAACCCCATCATAATAAAAGTGGATACACCCATTACAACGTTGGCTATCGCTCCCACGGCAGCAAAACTCAGCAGCGCCATCGCCGCGTAACCCACATAACGCGCAATATTAGGAAACAGCTGCATCCAGCGTGCAAAGGTCTGACCCATATCCGCCAGGCGGTTTAATACCGGATACAGAACAGGAATTAGCGTCAATCCAATTACAGTCTGAATGGCTTTAAGTATTTCAACAAAGCGATCCCACGGCTTAACCAGTTTCGCAGCCATTTCCTGCGTGCGCTTCAGCCCGTCAGAACCGCCCAGCTCCGTGATATTCCGCTGAAGCAGCGCCACGTTGCCGTAAAGGTGTTTGACCACCGCCGAACTGTCACCAAACGCGGCATCAAGTTCAGCCTGTGCTTTCAGGTTCCCCTCCAGACTTTTGCCGTATTTGCCCTGGAGTTTTATCAACATCTGCGGCATAGAGAGCATTTTCCCGTCAGCGTCTTTAAATGACAGCCCCAGTTTTTTCGCGCCCTCAATCGCACCGGTCATAAACCCTTCGTAAGAACTGCTGGCTTCCGTTCCTAACGTGCGGTGCAACTGCCCCAGCACCGCCAGCTGTTCATCCAGCCCGACGCCGTAGTTAGTACCCACGCCGCGCGCCCCTTCCATCAGGTCTTTAATGGCTCCCATTTCCGTGCCAAACGTCTGGCGCATGTAGGTCATTTTCCCGGCCAGCTGTTCAGCAAACTGGACTTTACCCAGCCGCGCCGCATCGGCGGAGAAGTTGCCAAACATCTGCCCCATAAATTCCGCCGCCTCTGCTGACGTGGATTTCAGGGCAAAGGCCATTGTGTTGGCCACTTTGGTTATTTTCGGTAGTTCCGTTCCGGTCAGCCCGGCAATGGCGGTATTAATATCTTCCGTGGATTTAACAAACTCCACCGCGCTTGCGCCGTATGTCGTGCTGAAGCGCAGCGCATCACGCTGCACCGTTTGCAGTGCTGTACTATCAATACCCTTTGCCGCCGCATCATTGATAGCGTCATACATTTCAATGGCCGGAGAAAGTGCGCCCTTGATAGCCATTCCGACACCCGCCAGCCCCAGAACACCAACGCCAATCTGACCAAATGCCGCCTTTGATTTATCAGCAAAGCCCGTTACGCTGCTTTGCGCCTGTTTTAACGGGCGCGTCAGCTTATCAACCAGGCTTAATGTAAAATCTAATTGCTTCATTTAGTCCGAACCCTTAAATGCTTTTGCCACACCATTGGCCACGCTTATACCCATATATTCCCAGTAGCGGTTATCCAGCCAGACCGCTGCGGCGATATCATCAGTATTATCCTGACCATGTGGCAAATAATGACGGCGTAATATTAAATACTGGTCGAATCCGTTACTTTCAATTTCACGGATTCGCTTTTTTAGTTTTTTACTTCAATTTCCAGCTCTGGTGCATAAATTTCATTAACTTTCGCAACCAGCTGCAACGCCGCACCCGGACGTTTTAAAACTTCCGTTAATGCTTCTTTAGTATCAGCGGTAACGATACGGGTTAAATAGTTATGCGCAGGAGCGACTTTATTATCCATCGCCATATCATTAATAAATTTGTTATAGGCCGTCTGGTTTGGTTCAAAAACAATATCCACGCCAGCAACTACAAGTTTAATCTGTTCCATAAATAATACGTTCCCTTATTTTAATTTCATCAACAAGCTGGTTATGACGCGCAGCACACTGCCCGTACATATCCAGATAAATAATCAGTAAATCAGCTGCATCTTTTCCCGTCGTGCCAGTCAGGCGCGGCAGCTGTACCGCACATTTAGTTTTCAGGTTTTCCTGATAACGCACGTTCGGTATCGTCGGCGGCGCGGTTGTACATGCTGACAAACTCATCAGACACGCACACGTTAGTAAAAATCGGCTTAAGCACTTCCGTGTGAATTTCGCGGGGCGCTGCATTCCTTAACACCTCCAGAGTTTCTTCCAGCTTCCTGCCTGAATCGCTGGCAATCGCTTCCATCTGCGCCCCGGTAGCGGCGGCGGTTTTGCTGATAGCCAAATCCACGCTATCCCGCTGCCAGTTCGCCACCCGCCAGCCGATACCCAGCGCCAGCACGACAAGACACAACCACCCCGCCAGCGCCTTATCCATCAGCGTACCCCGTTATGCTCTAAGCTAAAGTGGTTACCGTCTGGCTTACTGAAGCGGCCACCCCATGCACCGCCGATTGTCTCCCAGTACTCACCCAGCGGGCGGTATGCGGCGCTGTCGGACTGGTACTGGCCATTAATGAACAGATTGAAATCAACGGCCAGTCGCTGCGTATGCAGACTGTTAGAAATGCCGCTGCCCTTCTTCGCATTCAGCGCCGCCTGTTCCGGGGTGCGGTATGCCTCGCCAAATGTAAGACGATAGCCGCGCTCGTCTGCCCAGTTAATCAGCTGTGCAATTTTTACGGTAAACAGTGCCTGTTTTTCACTTAACGTCATTGTTTTTCTTTCCTTTTTTCCCTGTTGCGCGTCGGCGCAACCACACTTCAACAGCCTGATAGCCCGCAATGGCAATACCGGTTCCCAGCCCCTGAATGGCCAGCGGGCTGGCATCAGGCACCTGAAGTAAAACAGCACCGGCCACCACCGAAACCAGACTCCCCAAAATCATGCGACTGATAAAAAGCCGCGGTGTAATGGGGTCATTACTGGCCAGCACGTTTCCCACGGCGATCAGCAGACCTATAACCACCAGTGAATAAAGCGTTTTTTCATGCTCCTGCATCCCTGCGTTTCCCGTTATCCGATCAGGTTTTCCGTCACTTCCGATTCCAGATAAGGCACGCCGTTAATGTTGACGAACTTAGGACTGGTCACGAAATACTTAATTTTGTGCGTTGAAACGCTCCCGCCTTTGGGATCAACATCCAGCACACTGTTCAGCTGCAACTTGTTGCCGAACGTTTCCACCTTCATTTCTTCGCTGCCGGCTTTGGCGTAGAACAGAAAATCCATCGGCTCAATACCGCGCCATGAACCCGCTGCTTTGGCTTTTGCCGTCAGTACCTGAAGCACCTTTGAACTTACTTCAATCTCACCCTCTGCGGACACATCACCATCAACGTGGCCATCAGGTACACCGCGAGTCTGCGCGGCGGCGCTGTTATCGGTGATATCCAGCGAGATTTTTTCAATGTGAATAAGGTCGCCATCAATGTAGGTATCAAACGACATACCCGAAATACGTTTACTCATGCGGCATTCTCCAGGCTGGCATCCAGCAACAGGCTGATCGTAATTGTCAGCGGCGTTTCATAGATGCGCACCACGATGTAAATATCGACGGCCTTAGTGGTTTTCCAGACAATCGACACATCACCATCCTGCGGCGGTTTCACTTCGCCAGGAAACGACACACCATTGATATTGGCCGCTGTGGACATTTCACGCAGTGGCTTCGAAAAATACGTCTGGTGCGCGGCAATGCTTCCCGGCGTACTGTTCAGAGAACGATCCGCAATTTTGGCAATGGCCAGTAAACGCACACGCCGCGCGGCTTTATCCACAATGCGCACCGTTTCAATGGTTTGGTAGTCACCCCCTTCCACATCCAGCGTGCGGCCATCTGACCAGTAAAACCCTGCATAGTCTGGATACCACATCGGCACACTAAAGCGCTTCGCTTCCAGCGCCTGGAGTGTTGCCACTTCAACAGTGCGCCCCGCTCCATCAAGCGGTAGCTCATCGCTGCCCAGGCTTACCAGTGCGCCCGTCTTGACTCGCGCCGGACTGTCGGCAATCGTCACCGCACGACTACAGAGACGGCCAGCCAGTACACCCGGTTCATTGCCCCAGATACGGGGAACCAGCTGTACCGATTTTTCCGCTGCACCGTCCTGAATGGTCGCCAGCCGTTCCAGATAATCAGCCTGGCTTTCATCTTCCTGCATTCCCTGAACAGCCAGGATGAACCACACCCAGCGGCCATACTTCGCGATCAGGTTTGCGCGTAAAGTCGCGGCCTGATTAATCTGTGTCTTAGAAATAATGTCATCACACAACACCACGCCTTCCACAGAACACACCAGTTGCGCCGCCATTACGGCATCCACCCAGGCACTTTCCTGCGCCTCTTCATCGTCCAGCACATGGATAAACGCCCACCAGTTTTGACCAGCGTTAGCCTGTGCGGCCATCACATCGCTTTTCAGCGGGCTATCATCCGCACCCAGCAGCTCGTCAAAGTCGCTCTGCGCGTTGACGGCCAGCGTTTTACCTACATTTACCGTGCCGGAACCGATAAACAGCAGCGTGCGTTCAACTTCCGTTGTTTCGCCCAGTAGCTGGTTTACCTGGTTGACGGTCACTGTTGGCCAGGTCATGTTTTCCCCTTAATATCCTGCGCCTTAACATTCCAGCCAAAACCTATGGCTTGCAGCTGCCGCGCCAGCGCTTTGTTAAATTCATCGTCATTCATGCCCAGGAATACACGGGCAGGTAAATCAATCGCCCAGCTGGTTTTCACTGCCTTACCGCTCAGTTTGCGGATTAACAGACCAGCCTGGTTGTACGGCATACTTTCCGTAATTTTCCGCATCGTGGGCTTTTTCCAGCGTTTACCGGTTTTAATCCGGTAGCCCAGCGCACGCAGCTTTTTGGCCTGTGCCGCCGTGGCAAGTTTTCCCTCCCTGCCACCGGCCTTCCCTGGCTGACTGCTGCGACTGACACGCACCCGCATTCCATTCTGTTGCGAGTAGCCTACCGTGCCAGCAGGAACCGGCGTTTCCCCGTTCCGGTATCCTCCTCCCTGCAAATAAATCCGTACTCCCTGGATCTCCGGCATTTCCCGGATATGCAGCAGCTTTGGCATGTTGCGCAGCATCTTCCCTTTACGCCTTGTTTTGCGCCCCGGCCATGCCTGGCCGTCTGGTGATTCCTGGTTGCGAACGTTGCGCTTTGCCGCAGCGATAACGCCATATTTGGCCATTCGCCACATCAGGCGTTGACGCTTTGCAGCTGGTAAATCCATACTGGCCAGCGCCTTGCGCATTTCTGCCAGCTGGCGTTTATTCAGCTCGCCGCCAACAATCACCCGTTTTCTCCCACGATTGCACCGGTTGGATCGACGCTGTAAATGGTGGCCGTTAAGGCCGTCCAGATTTCTGCGTCTGCCATCGTCCAGCGCTCGCCGCGCCAGGGGATTTCCCCCTTTTCATCCCTGCGGATCACCAGTTCTTCGGCCATTGGAACAGAGAGCACCACCGTAGCGGTTTTCTCATCGTCCACGGAGATATCCCATTGGGGATCGGCGTCCGTTATGCCGATTTCATCGAACAATTCCCGGTCAGCCTCATCCAGCCAGGCGGCCAGAAGCGACATCAGCAGGCGCGGATCACATTCCCGATATGGAAAGCGCTCCCAGCTCAATACGGCGTCATAGCGGATAATTGCCTGACGGTATTGATCCAGCCCCAAATCCTTTGCAGCCTGGATAAACGCCAGTTCATCCATTACGCTATCGAAATTGTTCATAGCCCGTTTCGGCACATTGGCCATCATGAAATCAGTAAGGCTATCCAGCTGCGTGCCGCTCATACTTTCCTCACTGTGGCGCGTTTAAGCCCTTTCATGCGACGGATCACAATGGACGCTTCCGCCAGTAACCCTGCTTTGGTTTCCGTGCTTTCCTGCCCCGGATGGCTGTCACGGCGTCCAATGGTGGCAAACTCCCCCATCAAATCCGCTTTTGCGCGGGCAAATACCGCTTTTGTGTACTGGGCGCACAATCCGTTAACGCCTTTCAGCATCACCCCCGGTACATCAGTGGCGGCGACGTATCCCTTTGCCCGCCAGCCACTTTCCACCGTTTCCAGCTCCGCATTCACTTCCACAGCAGCGGTTAACAGTGCCTGTGCCGCCGTATCGGGATCGATATCAGCCGGAATCTTTCGCTGTGACTGAAAATCGGCAAGATTCAGGTCTGGCCAAAATCCAGCGTTCTCCAGTACTTCATCCTGATAATCAATCGGCTTGCCACTAAACATTTATGCTCCGAATAGGTGGGCTGACCGGTTTCCACGGCGCATCACGCTTTCACGTATGCCCTCCACCGCGCCCACCTGGCTTGCGGTAGTCTTATCCCTGCGCCAGCTTGCGAATACGTGCCGCAATGTTTCTTCGCGCAGTTGTTACGCCTACTTTCGCGTAATATTTTTCCGCCGTGGCCAGAAGTCGATCAGCTTTTTCCAGCCGTTCCACATCATCAACCGACGCGGCATTAATCTGGTTTTCCTCGCTTCTCAGCAGCTGCAACCCGGCGAACTTAAACCACTTTGCGGTCACCTCTTCGTGCAATCGCCAGCGACTTGCCACACGTTCAAACGTTTGGGAGAAATACGGCTCAACACTTTCCCCACGCCCCGCAGACTCCTGCGCCCATGCCAGCACCGTATCCGCCACAAACGTGGGGAAGTTACTGCGCAGGCGATCAGGCGTGGCCTGGTGCTGGTCAATTGCCACATCAGCCCATTCCAGCGCGGTTTCCAGCTCGCCCACGTCAAACAGCCAGATAATGCACCAGGCAAAAACCGGGTTTGCGTAGACCTGGCCACTGGCCAGATACGCTTCCACAGTTGGACGCCAGCGCGGTAGCAAACTGGTGCGCTTGTGAACAACGCGATCCGCGATAGTCTGCAGCGTGCGCAGATAGGTAATATCCGTTTCCAGTTCCTGAAGCTGCACATGCAGGCTATCCGTGCTGTTAACCGATTCATTACGCGCCAGCTGGCGTTGCATTGCGATACGCTGGTTATGACGTTGCGCCGGGGAAAGTGCCATTTATCAGCCCTCCGCTGGCTCTGATACTGCGCCGATGGTCACTGCCGATTCGTCAATGGCCGCATACAGTTCCGGCACTTCGATGGCGTAGCCTTCATTGCGCAGATAGCTGTTTTCAAATTGTTTGCGGTCATCTTCAAAGCGGGATTTACGCTGGCGCGTATTGCGCTGGGTGTAGATATGCAGGTTACTCAGAGGCGTAACCACCATACGTTTACCCGGCATGAACGGCGGAATAATTGCCTTGCGCCCGGCAATGGTGCTACCCAGCATTTGCGCCGCAATTTTTTCTGTCGGACGGTCTGCGGCCTGATACAGTCGATACTGTTCAGCAGCAACCAGATCAGCACCAACCAGCACCACCAGGCGCGGGTCATTGCGGTACTGCGCCGGAATTTTGGCGTTAATCAAATCCTGCGCCATCGCATCCAGCGATTTATAATCACCCGCCTGATCCAGCACGACTTCATCAGTCATAATCTGGTTACCGTCCAGCAGCGTTTTCATGCGCTCATGCCAGCCGATGTTTACATCTTCGCCATTTGGATTGGCGATAGCATCTGTGGTTTTAGCGCGGGTTTTACCGTTAAAGCCGATGCGCAACATATCCAGCGCAAAAGCCTGCGTGGAAAAGGTTTGCACCAGGTTGAAAAACTCGTTTTCTTCCTTACCGGCATTAGCCCACACAGAGAGCAAATCCCAGCGCAACGCCGCGCAGCTGTCCGTTTCAACCAGATCGTAGGTATTGCCATCAACACCCACCTGACGAACAAAGCGCCCGGTTTCACTGCGGCCGGTATGCAGTTGTGATGCACCGACAGAAATCACCTGGCCAGAAAGCTGGTCAACGTCGAGGCAGGTAATCATTTCCAGAAATTCGACTGATTCCAGCATCGCCAGACGCAGCGCATTTTCCTGCGGGTCATTCAGAGAGAAAAAGCGGCTGGGGTCACGTGCCCCCATTTGCTCAGCCATTCCCGCAGAATATTTATCCAGTAAATCCCGCGCACGGTTATTCAGTAGCATATGTCTCCTTGAATATATGCAATATTAAAAAATCACTTCCGCCCGAATGGAATTACAGGAATTTGAATTTGCCTGATTTACCCGGAATGTTGCGGCCACTTTGTTTCGGTGACTTGTTACCCAATTCAGAGAAGCGCTTCACGATTTCACCAGCATTATCACGAATAGCGGAAAACTCTTCTGTATCCACCACCTCAGCAATCGTGTCTACATCTTCCTGAACACCGTTAACTTTCGTTTCCAGCGTTTCAATACGGCCTTCCAGCTCATTTACCGCATTTGCCAGCGCCTGCAATTTATCTTCGCCACCAGAACCGGAATTATCGCCACCGGATTCATCTTCAAATTTCGGCTTAATACCAAAAATACTCTGCCAGTTTTTACCCTTAGCCATGCATCCTTCCTGTTTTATTTTTCCATCATGGGTAATTACGCAACTGTAATAACCCTGTTTATTAAGTTTTTTGCGCTGACTGAAACGTAAGCGCGTGGTTCCCACGCTGGCCGGGTGATCCGTTACCGCCAGCCCCTTAAGATATGTGCGGCCGCTGCCGCGCCAGTTGTGTTCTGGTTCCACGGAGAAATAGAGCAACTGGTCTTCATTGTTGGCATAAATCAGGCGCATATTCGGGCAGATACTGACGAATAACCGGGCAAGCCCGTTTTCATCGTCCTGCCACATTGTTTCAAGTACTTCGCCAAAATTGCCAATATCATCCTCATGCTCCGGCCAGATCAGAGCGCCGTAGTGTTTAATGTTATAGGTTTCCCCCATATCAATAATCCACTGACGTTCTAAAACCCTGCCGTCAACCGTATCCCCCTCAGTGGCAACACAAAGCCAATCTGTTTTCAGATGTGACATATTTCCCTTGTTTGCCCGTAGTGATATTGCGAATGAATTATTACCCATCAGGAAAAACCCCGCACCCGCATAAATTCGCGTTAATTCGGATATAAGCCAATAACCTAACGGTCACGAACCGCCACAAAAATTAATCAGCAAAATACTGGCAAAATTACCCTTAACGATAAACAGAGGGATAAACCGGCACGGAATGGCTAAATATTCAGAAGAATTAAAAGTGGTTGCGCGGGCGCTTTATTTACGCCGCAGCACTCCGAAAGAGATCGCCAGTGATTTAAATCTGCCTAATGCGCGGATTATTTACTATTGGGCGGAAAAGTACGGCTGGGCGGATTTACTCAGCCATGAAAGCACTGAAGAGGCGATCGAACGCCGCTACCAGCTGCTGACCGGGCGCGACAACAAAACCGAAGCCGAACTAAAAGAGATGGACTTGCTGATCGCCCACGCTGTAAAGCTGCGCGCGCAAAGCAATAAGCATAAAGAGAAGATGGCCAGCCAGCCGGATGGCGAACGCAGCGCAGGCAATCAGGATCAGGACGAACCACGCAAGGGCAAACGCAAGTACAAGAAAAACGATATTTCCGGCCTGACAAAAGAAGATTTTGACACCTGGGCGGATGAGCATCTTTTTGGCTATCAAAAACGTCTGCGCCTCAATATCGGCCAGCAAATCCGCAACATACTGAAATCGCGCCAGATCGGTGCCACCTGGTATTTTGCGTTTGAAGCCTTTGAAAATGCGGTGCTGACCGGCGACCCGCAAATCTTTCTTTCGGCATCCAAAGCGCAGGCGGAAGTATTCCGCAGCTATATCGTCAATATCGCAGAGCAGTATTTTGGCATCACGCTGACCGGCAACCCGATCCGCTTAAGCAACGGCGCAGAGCTACGCTTCCTGTCCACCAACAAAAACACCGCGCAATCTTACAGTGGCCATCTGTACTGCGATGAATATTTTTGGGTTCCGAACTTTGCGAAGCTGAACGAAGTGGCCAGCGCAATGGCCACACACGACAAATGGCGCACCACGTACTTTTCCACCCCATCGGCCAAAACGCACCAGGCGTATCCGTTCTGGACGGGTGAAGAGTGGAAACGTGGCAGTAAAAAACGCAGCGCAGTGACGTTCCCGACATTCGACGAAATGCGCGCGGGTGGCCGACTTTGCCCGGATGGCCAGTGGCGCTACATCATCACCATGGAAGATGCGATCGCTGGCGGCTTCAACCTGGCCAGCATCGAGAAGCTGCGCAACCGCTACAACACTGACACATTCAATATGCTGTACATGTGCGTTTTCGTGGACAGCAAAGACTCTGTTTTTTCGTTCGACGACCTGACGGCCTGCGGCGTCGATGTTTCCACCTGGCAGGATCACGACATTAAGAAGGCGCGGCCATTTGGCGATCGCCCGGTTTGGGGCGGATTTGACCCAGCCCGCAGCGGCGACCTGTCCTGTTTTGTGATTATCGCGCCGCCGCAGCTGGCCGTTGAAAAATTCAGGGTGCTGCGCGTTTTCAACTGGAAAGGCATGAATTTCCGCTGGCAGGCAAAGCAGATAGAGAAGCTATTCCAGCAGTACAACTTCACTTACCTGGGCGTTGACGTTACCGGCATTGGACAGGGCGTTTTTGACAATATTCAACACTTTGCCATGCGGGTGATTGAGGCTATCCGCTATGACCGCAACACAAAAACCCAGCTGGTACTGAAGGCATCCGACACCGTGGAAAGCCAGCGAATTGAATGGGATCAGGAACAAAAAGAGATTGCGGCCAGCTTTCTGGCCATTCGACGCACCACGACCCAAAGCGGCGCGGCAATGACCTTTGTCGCAGACCGCAGCCCGGAAACCGGCCACGCAGAAGCGGCCTGGGCAATCATGCACGCGCTGCATAACGAACCGCTTAACTACGAAAACAAACCCAAATCCCGCTGGAGAATGAAGAAAGCAGCATGAAAAAGAAAAACAAAAAGTACGTGCAGAAAGGCCAGCGCGTCGCGCCAGGCAAGAAAATGAGCATTATCACATTCAGCAAGCCGGAACCGGTACTGACTACCGGCACCGACTACAACGAAATCTGGTATGACAATGCCGCCGATCACTACACACAGCCGATTGACCGTCTGGCGCTGGCACAGCTGATTAACCTTAACGGCCAGCACGGCGGCATCATACATGCCCGTAAGAATATGATTTTATCTGACTATCTCGGCGGCGGTCTGACATATGACCAACTGGAAGCCGCAGTGTTTGATTATCTGACGTTCGGGGATATGGCTATCGCCAAAATCCGTAATGGCTGGGGAGACGTGATCGGGCTTGAACCCCTTCCCGGCCTTTACATCCGCCGCCGTAAAGTGCGTGAAGAAACGGTGAACGTACCGGGTGATTATGTTGTTTTACAGGAAGGGGAACCGCTGGTATTTCCTGAAGACGATATTATTTTCATCAAGATGTACGACCCGCAGCAGCATATCTACGGCCTGCCGGATTATATCGGCGGGGTTCACTCTGCATTGTTGAACAGTGAGGCGGTGATATTCCGCCGCCGCTATTACCATAACGGCGCACATACGGGCGGCATCCTGTACACACGCGATCCGAATATGACGGATGAACTGGAAGAAGAGATTGAACAGCAGCTGCGTGACAGCCAGGGGATCGGCAACTTCTCCACTATTCTGGTGAATATTCCGGGCGGTGACGGTGACGCCATAAAATTCATTGAAATGGGGGATATTTCCGCAAAGGATGAATTTGCCAGCATTAAGAATATCAGCGCCCAGGATATCCTGAACGCCCACCGCTTCCCGGCTGGCCTGGCGGGTATCGTTCCGCAAAATACTGCCGGACTCGGTGACCCCGAAAAGGTCGAACGGGTTTATAAAAAAAGCGAGTCACGCCCACACCAACGCCGGATGGCAACAGCCGTTAACAATGATCCAGAAGTTCCGGCACATCTGCACCTACATTTTGCCGATGAATCAACAGATAAGGGTGCGGAATGAGGCGAAAGAGGTTAAAATCCAGGCATTATTTAACTGCTGGAGCCTGGAACATGCGCGTACTAAAAATTGAATGTCCTGAATGCGGCGCAAAGGCTGTTATTCGTAAGACCAACCGAAAGCACCGGCAGATTGCTGATATTTATTGTGCCTGCGCAGACGTAGAGTGTGGGCATACTTTTGTTATGAATCTGACGTTCTCCCACACTCTAAGCCCCAGCGCAAAGGCGGGGGATGCTATGGTGCAAACCATTCTCAGTCAGCTATCCCCCGATCAGAAGCAAATGGCACTGGATTTACTGAAAGCCTCCGCCTGAAAAGCCCCCTGAATGGGGGTTTTTTAATTCCCTTACGTGCTGCATCACCTCTTCAGCAATCTCCCCGATCCATACCAGCGCGATAGTTTTTTCTTTCACACTCATATTGTCAGCATGGGCAAATTTGGCCAGCAATTCAATGCGCTCAATCCTTGCTGACGCTTCCAACAAATTCATTATGATCCCCCGCTAAAAAATACTGTATAAGTATACAGTACACCTTTGAGCACGAATTGTGAATTCGAAATTTTTCTAAGGTATTTCTGTATGCAGTTATATTTCACATAGTTACAAAGCTACGACCAGCCAGGCCACTGCTCATCTCGCGGATCACTTCTTCTTTCTTCGAGCCTGCCATTCACCAGGTAAAGCACATTTCGACCAAATATTAAGCCGCTGCCGCGTCTCAGAATGGCTATTTCATCGTCGGAACCTTCAAAACCCCGACGCTGGAGATCCAGTTTTAATCGCCTGCGGGTTCCACCCTCCGTACAGTTATTGACAGAACTCCAAGGGTGTTTAAGGTCAAGGTCAAAACCTGCCTCCGCTGACGCTTCGGCCAACTTCGCGACCTTCTGCCACTTCACCAGGCGCGTACATACTTCAGAATCTGGAATATGGGGTGAATAGATACCCTGAACACGCTGAACATCTTCTGCGTATTCATTACCCTGCTCTGTGATTTCATAGGCCAGACGAACAACCAGATCACGGCGAGCAACAAGCGCACCACCCTGCGCCAGCGTATAAGCAGCCCAGTCCCCCACATCAGCAGCGGCCAGCACAGCATCCATTTTCTTATCGGTAAGTACCTGATCACGCAAGCGGCGTAACTCACGCCAGACCGTGACCGGCGCACCACCAATTTGCTGAAACTGGCGAATCCGCCAGCGGGATGCCCATGCAGATACGGATTTGGCCATATCTCGCAGGTTTTCCCCCGTTTCTTCGTCTTTTTCGCCATCCAGCGCAAAACCATCAATATTTTTGGAAATATATTTAGCGATATAACCGGTGGCAGAACCCTTCGCCGGATCGATAGCCTCAACGTGAAAACGCGCTTTAAGCGCATGTGGTGTCAGTAACTCTTCTGAATCAGCGATACGGGCGTGATAGCAAAGAATGTCTCTAACAGTGCCTACATCCTGCGGACGCATAAAAAGCAACATGTGCCAGTGTGGGGTTCCATCATGATGCGGTTCCACAACCCGGAAGCCGAAAACATGGATACCAGCGCGGGAAATGGCCGCGCGTGCCTTAGCCCATACGCCACATAAATAGCGTTGGGTGTCCTGTGGGGTAGAACCATCCCATTGCGAGACAAAACCACCTTTGCTGTGTACAGCGTGGAAACGTGACGGCGCAGTGATTGTGTAAAACTCTCCAGCTAGTCCTTCTTCATTGGCCATATCTTCAAACCCTCTCATTCTTACCATTAACTCACAGCGACGAATTGCAGGATTGGCAACACTACGGTGCACCATGCTATCCAGTGCAATGCGCAGCCCTTCATCATTCAGCAGGTCGAATTTTTTAAAAAACTCAAGGTTGCGTTTTTTCTGTTCTATCCACTCTCCCAGCGTTTTGCGCGACACATAGGCTGTCGCGGCCTTTTGTACCTGCCCCACCGCTATGGCCAGATGCTCACGCTGCATATCTCGCGCACGCTTCAGCCGTAAAACCCACCATTCAGGTGCTAACAGGCGCAAAATGCCGGATTCCGCCTTACGCATTTCCAGATGACCATTATTCGCATTATGTTCAGCCCAGTAGGGAGGCTGGTTATTCAGCAGCAGCGAGCAGGCGCACAAATGCCGGTAGCTTTCCAGTGTTCTCCGGTGTAACTCCGCATCGTCATTCGTTCCCGTTTGAAACCGATCGGTGAACTCGTAAAGAGATTGAGCAATCCAGCGTGATACCTGCCCGGCCAGCTTTTTGATGTCCGAACGCTCAAGAGACGGCAGGCGACCTAACGCCTTGCCAAATGGAAGATCTGAAATGTCAGACGCTAATTTGTAGCGTGCGGCTACTTTGCGCAGGCGTGGCAATACATTCCCGCCGATAGTTTTACGCAGGAATGTATTGGCACGGCGACGCCCGTCACGGCCAGCCAGTAGCTTTTCGTAACGATTGCCAAAATACCCGGCTAACCAGTCGGGTATTTCACGAAGGTATTGTGATCTAAAGTCGTAATCCTGGGGGTTAACGGCCCACAGGCGGCGCTCTGTTATCGTCGCGTCTGCCGGCGTGCCTGGCGCGAATGTTTCCCGCCTCCAGGCATCAACGGTATAGCATTGTTCGTTTATTGCCAGCGTCATGCGCTGGCCTCAGATGTAGCGGGTGAATGCCATTTAAGAATCAGCTCTGCCGCCGTTTTCTGGCTTGCAGCTGCCGCACCAACACTACGAGGCGCATTAACCTTTACGGCGTTAAACCCTGCGTACAGGTAATGCACCATTTCCAGATCGCTATTTGACGCGACAACCGGAATCCCACGTTCAGCCAGACGGCGCAGCTTACGCGCCAGCCGCCCCTGATCCATGTGCGAAAAGCCACGTTCATGGTAAGCGGTGAAATTGGCGGCATCAGTCAGATAAGGCGGATCACAGTAAACAACGTCATTCCCGTCTCGAACCAAATCGAGCGTTTCTGAATAGTGGGCAGTAATGAACGTTGCGCGTTTCGCTTTTTCAGCAAAGGCGCGGATTTCATCAGCGGGGAAATAAGGCTTTTTGTACTTACCGAACGGGACGTTGAACTGGCCTCGGCGGTTATACCGGCACAGGCCATTGAAGCAGTGGCGATTCAGGTACAGGAAACGCGCAGCATTTTCAACAGATTCAGAACCGGCCTTACCACCAGAAAGATTGAAAGCATCACGCACTGCGTAATAGAAAACGGCACGGCTTTCTTCATCACCTAACGAACTGGCAGTAAACAGGATCTCCAGCTCATTCAGCAGCGTATCAGTGTGATACGCCATCGCCCTATAAAGATTAACCAGATCAGGATTCACATCTGCGATCAGATACTCGTCATAATCCGTATTCATCATGACGGCGCAGGAACCTGCGAACGGTTCAACCAAGCGTTTACCTTCTGGAAGGTGCGGACGCAGCATAGGCATAAGGCGGGCTTTGCTGCCCACCCATTTAAGCGGAGTTTTAACGGCCATATTGACCTCCGCCAGCTAACGCTTCAGTGACACCGTTTGAAATGATGTATTCCAGCACTTCAAGCGGCGACAGTGAACGGATGGACAAAACCGCCCAGTTTTCGGTGGCAGCGATAATTTCATTTACAGGCAAAACATGGGTGATAACCGCCGCCCACTCACGCCCGGTGTATTTCCCGTGCTTCCACTCACACAGTGAAAGAACATCACCGGTTTTGTACCCGCGATCGTTTTTTCGCAGCTCAGCCTTTTTCTGACCAGCCACTACTGCATCAAGATATTTTGGCGCAATTTTTACCGCATGAATTTTTACTGCCATGCTGCACCGCCTTTACCAAAAGTCACAGACTCTTCACGCAGCAATTCAATAATTTCAGCAGCGTTAAGCCCTTCAGTGGCCGCATGAGTGGCCAGCTTATCCAGACGGGTAGAAAACAGCTCGGATGCTGCGGCTTTACCGTCCTGAACGGCAATTTTCAGCATTTCCTGAAAGTTGGTTGCAGGGGCAGAAACAGTTAAATCTCTTCGAATATTGGCCATTTTGGCTTCCTCAAGGCAAAAGAATCCCCGGCCACGTAATACGCGGCCAAAAACTAAGGGTTAATTAGTGAAGTTCGGGTGTGGAAAATGCGGTCTGATTTCGTACCGCTGAATAGTTCGGGGCGGCGACGCGATGAAGCGCGTAGGTTGTGCGCCACCATTCCTGGATCATTGCTTTAACCTCACCAACACCCAGCGCACCGGACGTATAGAACAGAGCACGAATCCCCGCCAGCGCTTCAATCTTGTTACGTTCGCTTTCCGCCTCACGGTATACGCAGCACCAGAAAGCAGCGTTTATCGCCAGCCAGTGGCGCGAGTTAGTCATGTGTTCGGTATCGTTAAAGAAGAACGGATGCAGCGAAATGCGACCAGCTTTATCAATGTTTTTATCAACGAACAGATGCGCGTAGTTCATCGGAATAGCCCACGCCGCAAATTCTTCAGCCAGCAACTGGCTGTTTACTGAAATGATGCCCACTTATTTACCCTCCTGCTGCTCTAACATCCGGCTGACCATTTGAGGCGCAACCACCATTTGCACACCATTGTTACTTCGTATTGGTCTGGCCGTTTTAATTGGCCTGTCGGCTGTGCGGCGTGAGAAATCGGAATCACGCAATGAACCAAAACCGCCAAGCGTCAAACGAGCGCGGGAAATTCCCTGGCGCAACTGGATCATTTCGCGATAATCCAGACGTTCGAATAACTCCCGCCAACAGCACTTACTTAAATGCGCTTTAAATGCGCCCGAACCTGAATTGATAGCGGCAGCATGAAGAACTACCCCGCGCCAGTCTGGTGTTAACTTATCCCACCAATCCGCCGCGTCACTGTGAGTGCTGAAGTGCTTACGGCGTATGCGCTCCAGATTTTTCAACCCGCGCAATTGCTGTTCCTGGCTAATGGCCATAACGCCCCCTCACCAGCCCCATCAGGCGAAACCACCACGGGCGGCGCGGCTGGCAGGCGTTGAATTTATGGCTGTGCGATGGATTCCAGCGCTGGCCGTTCGGCAGCTCAATCCAGCCCGTTGAACCGCTGGCCAGCTGCATTGGCGGTGATGGTTTTTTCAGATAGGTAACAAATGCTTTCATGGTGCTCCCTCAGAAAAGGCCAGTTGTGTTGGTTGCCACGATATCGAACGTGGTAGCCAGCACCGGCACGGAATGGAAACGACTCTCGACGGTATACGCCAGCACCGAAAGGCTGCGGATAGCATCGCGAGCACGATCAAGAATTTGATTTTTGTTTTCAGCGGTCATGGTCTCGCCTGATACCGCTTGCCCAGCAATCGCGCCCACGTGGGCGGTAGCTGTGAGTGCGCAATACTGCATATTCCCGTCAGTGGCGTTATTCACCGGAACGGATGGCAGACAATTAATCTGGCTCAGAAGCCCATCCAGTAAACGCGCATCTTCCGTGTAATCAGTGATAGCCAGCAGCTCATCACAGGTAAGGCGGTGCGGTTGTGCCGGATTCAGCTTATTGCGGAGCATTTGCGGCTTCATTCCCGCAGCAGCTGCCACGTCTTCCAGGTTGTGCGCCAGAGCGAACGCTCGGCAAGCGGCATCAAAATGCGCATGTTTAGAAGTCTGATAATCAAACATTGTTTGCGTTTTCCTAATCCGTAGGATGGATTACGCGTTAAGCGAAATATCACATTCGCTTAATGCCTGAATGGTAAGCGCGGCCATATTGACTTCAACCAGCCCTTTTTTCTGCTTCCCCTTCGGCTTGATAGGTAACTTCCCGTACTCGATCAGGTTTCTGGCTGTTTCTTTGTTAGTACCCGTACGGCGGCAGTACTCGTCTAAAGGCAGGTATGGCTCAGGGATGATGATTGTAATGTTCGGGCGCATAAGGCAAACTCCACAGGTTAACCTGTACGGCAATACAGGGTTATATAAGGCAACATTCAAAACATGGAGCCAGATTAATTCGCGATTCGAGAAGTGTCAATGACAAATTCTCGAATCGAGATTTATGGATTCGCTATGAGCACATTTGAAATCGACCTTAACGTAGATAGCACCCCTATTCTCAACAGGGTTATTGAGGCTTACGGGTTTACGCAAAAGTTACAGCTCGCGGAACATCTTGATATGGCCGCTAGTTCCCTTTCTTCTCGCTATAAGCGCGGGGTTTTTCCAGCCGATATCGTTGTTAAATGCATCGCAGAAACCGGGGTTAACCTGGAATGGCTGGCCACTGGGCGGGGGCGTAAGTTTGATGATGAAGAATTGGATATTCTCAAAGTTCCACGCAGCAAAATTGTTGATGGAAAGTTGTATGACGCTGGCTCATTTCTTCTTGATAAGGTCACGTTCCTACCGGGGAAGCCGCTCCCGTTGAAGCCAATGTGCGTAATAGACGGCCTTATGCAATACATAATTGATCGGTCTTTCTCTGAAGTTTACGACGATGATTGGCTGGTCGAGATCGAGGGGAAAACAAGCGTTAGAACACTAACCCGCATTCCCATAGGGAAGGTTAGAGTTAGCGGCGTTGGTATGGCGTTTGATTGTTCTATTGACGATATAAAAATTTTAGGCCGAGTGACACTAACTATAAAATAAAAGGATTTCATGATGTTAGACTACAAAACAGCTTCTAAAGACCAGTTAAAAGCGGAAATGAAGCGTTTAGCTGCGGTTGTATCTGATACACCTTTTGGAACAAAAAAAGAATTTTTCCACCTCCCTGAAGTACTGAATTCCGGTGAGCAACCACTTGCAATTGCCAGCGGCATGATGGATGGGAACACATGGCTTATAACACTTACCAACCAACGAGTCATATTCTTAGATAAGGGTATGATTTTTGGTGTGAAACAGGTCGATGTTAATCTACATAATATTGTTGGCGTCGGCGGAAAAACGGGCCTGATATTTGGGGAGATCATGATTTCTACCAGCGGTCAGAATTACACCGTGAAAAATGTCATTAAGTCTTCTGTTATCCCCTTTACCAACCTCGTTAATGAAACTCGAAACAGCATTACCAACGCGAAAGTAAGCGTCGAGACTCCCGCGCCTAAAAGTACGGGAAAGCCTTCCTTTGATGACGTAATGGATAAAATCGAACGCCTTGCAGAGATGAAGGAAGAAGGAATCTTAACTGATGAAGAATTTCAGCAACAAAAGCAACGGATTTTAAACGGCTAATCTATGTCCGTAAGAAAACTAACAAATGGCCAGTGGATTGCTGACTTCTACACCGTTGACCGAAGTAATGGGAAGAACGGCAAACGCATCCGCAAAAAATTCTCCACGAAAGGGGAAGCGCTGGCCTATGAGAATTACAAACTCCAGCAAATTGAAATCTCCCCATGGCTTGGTGAAGGCAAAGACAGTAGAACTTTGCTGGATCTGATTAAAATGTGGTATGAGCGGCATGGTGTTGCTTTGCGTAATGGAGTTAAACGCAAGGATGCAATGACCTGGGCTTCTGAATGTATGGGTTTCCCTCTGGCTACGGAGTTCACAGCGCAACTGTTCACCGCATACCGCGCTAAACGATTAGATGGCCATTTCGCCAGGACTACCCGTGTCAGCCATGTATCACCAAAAACAATGAACCTTGAACATGCGTACTTTTTGGCCATGTTCAACGAGCTTAAGCGAATTGGTGAATGGTCACCACCTAATCCGCTGGAAAATGTCAGGCAATATCGCACTGACGAAACAGAAATGGCCTTTCTCTCTGCTGAAGAGATTGATCGTTTACTAACCGAATGCCGCCGCAGCAGAGTGAAGTATTTAGAACTCGTTGTAAAAATATGTCTGGCCACAGGGGCAAGGTGGAGCGAAGCCGCAACCCTCAGACGCTCCCAAATAGCAGCCGGGAAAGTTACTTTTGTTAAGACCAAAGGAAAGAAAAACCGAACAATCCCCCTTGATGCAGAGCTATTGGCAGAAATTCCCGAAAAAAGCGGATCACTATTCCCAGACTCATGCTACAACGCCTTTCGTTCTGCATTAGAAAGGGCACAGATTGAATTACCTGCCGGGCAACTTACCCACGTTTTACGCCATACGTTTGCCAGCCATTTTATGATGAACGGCGGCAACATCCTCGTACTACAAAAAATCCTTGGTCATGCTGACATAACGATGACTATGCGTTACGCCCATTTTGCGCCTAACCACCTTGAAGAAGCGGCTCGCCTCAACCCTCTGAAATGTCGCAAAAATGTCGCTACAACTTAGAAATACTGACTAATACTGCCGATTACTTACATCTCTAACCCATTGATAACCTTATAAGTCACTGATTTTTGAACATAGTTGATGCTTTAAAATATAGCCTGTGCTATATCTGTATGTAATGCAATCACTCATCACGGAACGACGAGCGCAAAAGCAGGAGGTTACCATGAACGAATTCAAGAGGTGTTTACGCGTGTTTAGTCACTCTCCTTTCAAAGTCCGCTTAATGCTGGTTAACATGCTGTGCGACATGATCAACAGCAAACCCCAGCAGGACAACAAACCTAACTAA